AAGAATAAAAATTCTGCATCAGTATTTAAAACCAAATACTATCATGGTAGTGGTGGTGGTGGAGTAGTTACTAAGGGAGTAATTCAAAACAATCGTATGGGTGTTATGATTGATGGGGCTGATTGTATTTGGGCAGGCCACGTGCATGAACTTTACCATCACTCAGATATGGTAGAGGAGTTATGCTATACTGCTAATGGTGGCTATAGAATTAATATGCGCTACGTGCATCACATTAGAACTGCATCTTATAAAGAAGAATATGATGAAGGCTACATGGGCTTTCACGTAGAGCGCATGAGACCTCCTAAACCTTTGGGCGCATATCTGTTAGAACTGACTTTAGAAAGAATTACTAAACCCGTTGACACTACGTTAGTTATACCTAACTTTGTGCAATGGCGCGACAAATAGAATACAATTTCAAGCCTCTTACAAGGCAATCAGAAGCTTTAAAATTCTTATCAGTAGATTCAGATGTTGAAACAATCCTTTACGGAGGAGCAGCAGGCGGTGGAAAGACGATGCTCGGCTGTATGTGGCAGATTCTTAGGCGCTTAAAATACCCAGGTACACGTTCACTGATTGGCCGAGCTAAGTTAGATACGTTAAAAAAGACTACTATGGCTACCTTCTTTCAGGTGGCTAATGAGATAGGCTTAAAGGCAGGCGAAGATTTCATCTATAATCAGCAGAGCCACATCATTAAATTCAGCAATGGCAGTGAAATTATTTTAGCCGATTTGTTTCTTTATCCATCAGATCCTATGATGACTGACTTAGGCGGCCTTGAAGTTACAGATGTATTTATAGATGAAGCTACTGAGATAACTGAGAAGGCTTATAGCATTGTAAGCTCACGTATTCGTTATAAGTTAAATCATTTTTGCACTAAATGTTCCGCTCAAGAATTAGACAAAGGCGAAGTAACAAAACAAGATAAAAGTGGTAAAGCTATTGAATGGCTATGCAAAGTATGTAACCAAAAAAGTAGCGGCTTAAAACCAAAAGTTTTATTATCATGTAATCCATCTAAAGGGTGGATTTATAACCAATTCTACTTACCCTACAAGAATCAGAACTTACCTGAGCACAGAGCTTTTGTACAAGCATTACCAGGGGATAATATACACTTACCTGATAGCTACGTTACAAGCCTTACCCGCTTACCCGAAGCAGATAGAAAGCGCTTGCTTGAGGGAGATTGGGAATTTGATAACAGCTCAGATAGATTATACATGTATGATGAGCTGATTAGATGCTTTCGTGAGCCAATGAATGTAGGTGAGGGATACATTACAGCAGATATAGCTCGGCTTGGTAAAGATAGAACTGTGCTTTGTGTATGGCGAGGGTTAAGCTGCATAGATATCGTTATACTAAGGCAGAAGAGACAGGATGAAGTTAAGGCAGAGATACAGCGCTTAATGAATCAGCACCAAGTTAGGCTAAGCAACGTGCTTGCAGATGCTGATGGAGTAGGCGGTGGGCTTGTTGACAGCTTAAGATGTAGGGAATTTATGAATGGTAGTAAAGCTGTGAGGGGAACTCAGTACATGAATCTAAAAGCTGACTGCTACTTTAGGCTTGGTGAGCTGATAGATAAGAATGAGATAACGCTGCCTATTAAATATCAGGAAGATATAGTTAAAGAGCTTGAGTTAGTTCGGAGGGTAGATCCTGATAAAGAAGGAAAGCTTCGTGTTACATCTAAAGATACCATAAGCCAGCGCACCGGAGGAATATCTCCCGATATTGCAGATGCTATCATGATGAGAGCTTTCTTTGAGCTCAATCGCAACTACACTAAGTACGCTTTTATTTAATGTATGCATTAATACGCATTAACATATAATTTTAGTCATAATGACTGATATAGTATGCAAATGCGTATAAACTAAAATAGGCCTGCACGTTTGCAAGCCTATCTCAGATAATCAATAATCATTGCTAAACCAAAAGCAAATTCTTAGGCCAAAGATATAGCGCTTAATGCTATGTGAATAAGTATGTGAATAAGATGTTGATTTAGATTAAGTTAATAGTCTAATTTTGAATCATGAAGAACGAGGAAGCCTTAATACAAGAGGCTATTATTAACTACATTAACGCTCAATATCCGAGACTTCTTTACTGTGCTTCAGCTGGTGGTGTTCGTACTTCCATGAAGCAGGCAGTTAAGATGAAGAAAACAGGATATGTTAAAGGCTTCCCTGATTTATTTATCTATAATGCTAAGGGCCCATTCTTTGGATTAGCAATAGAAATGAAAACAGCTAAAGGTGTAATGAGTGAATCTCAAAAAGATTGGCAAGCAAAGCTTATTAACAATGGCTACCAAGCAGTAACATGCAAGAGCTTTGATGAAGCTAAACAAGTAATAGATGAATACCTGGCGCTCAGAAATAAATAAGTGCTATCCCGAATGGCGCAGAGTAGCAGAAACTGTTACCCGGTTAGATTTAGCTGATGAACTTTTGCACGATACACTTTTGAAGATATTAGAAAGTGATATAGACAAATTACAGGATATTCATAAACGAGGCAAGCTGAACAACTACGTAAGTAACGCTATTAGACTATCTGCACGCTGCAGTAATAGCTCATTCAATTATACCCGGTTAAGATTCGAAAAGATACGCAACGATCTGAAAGATGATATTATAGATGACGTTAACAAGAGTGTAGGCATGAGATTAGAAAATGAGCAGTTAGATATCTTTATCAGCAGGCTGCCATACTTTGAGCGCGAGCTATTCTTTCTTTATGCATTGGATGACTTCAGCTATCAAGAGTTAGCTAAAGAGACTGGTATACCTTTGAACTATCTTTACAGAACAATTAAGAAAGCGAAAACTACACTACGTAATTCACTACAGATATGATGATTAACAGCAATGACTTTGAAGCTCGCGTTAAGGTATGCAAAGAGTGCCCCGTTTACAATAAGCAGTTTAGCACTTGTGGTCCTCCAACAAATGCTATTAACCCATTTAAGCAGCCTCATAAGATTGGTGAGGTAACCTTTAAACCTTGTGGCTGCCCGGTAGATCACTTAGCTTCTTATGCTGCTACTGATTGCCCAGCTAAGCAATGGCCTAAACTTGAGGAGAAAGATTGGAAGCTGCCTACACTTGAGCACATTAGATTAATTAAGAAGAGAGGTAGATTAGAATCAGGTGAGATGGCTAAACTGTTTAAACTGCGCAAAGAGTATTTAGGCATTAAAGATGGCAAGAGCTTCACAAGCTGCACTCCTTGCATGAATAAGCTTCTAAATCAATTAGAACAATCATTAGCTGAAGATATGGCTAAGATGGAGCAGAAGGCTGCGCTAACTGAATTAACAAATGTAGAGCTCACCCCTGAGCCAATAACAGAGGTAACTAATACACCCATAAAAAAACGTAGAGCTAAAAGAAAAAAACTATGACACTATTACTAATTTACTTAACAGGCTTTCTGCTGCACACTGGCATACTCTGCTTAAACATTTACAGGCATCAGAGACACCTATCTAACTTCCATTGGTATGCTTATGTAGGCGTAGCTTTTACAGGCCTTGTATGGCTGCCTTTTTGGATATACATCATAGTGCTACGTTTTCAACAGCAAAAATAGTTTTCCACAATAGCACGTGTAATTAATTTACAATTCTATATTTGTGTCAGGGTGTGATTACTGTTAGACATAAGATTTGATTTAAGGTTATATGCCCTTTGGATGTCCTCACCCTGCATCCTTAGGGCTATATTTTTTATGTGCGGAATCGATTAACGGCAGCGTAAAGAATGAATAGAGCTACTGCGGGATAGTAACACAGCTCAGAGGTATGGCAAAGGTATAAGCCTCAGGTTACTTAGGGAGGGCAATCTCTCTAAAAGATAGATACCAGGTTAGTGGACATTGCTGATCACACTAATTCATAATGGCTCAGTCTCTAATATTTCATCTACTGCTATTAAAGCGCATTGTTTAGCAACCATTTCTGATAATGTTGGTTGGCAGTTGTATTTTATATGATACATCATCTTATCTAACAACTCTTTTGCTTTTTCTTGTGGTGTCATAGGTTAAATATTTGTACCGTCTATTGTAATGTTAATACTCTTAATCTCAGTGCTGAGCTCTTGCCTTTCGATGTATCCTCTCTGCTTGCCTTGAGTCTTTAAATAGAATATAACTGCTGATGTGTTAGGTGCATCTTTAATAGTTACTACCTCACCATCGTGAGTTAAGGCTTGGCGCTCTGCTCCTTCCATCAGCTTCTTAAGCTGTGATTCTGCGAAGTCTAAAGCTACATTCTTAAGTGAAGCTACAGCAGCTGAATACTCAGGATCATTCTTTAACCAATCGTAATGAGTCTCTCTGCTCATGCCTACAGCAGCAGCTGCTTCCGTTACGTTGCCTAAGCTGGTAGTAAGGGCCTGTAACATTGCATCTTTTTTCAACGTCAGTTTTTGTGGAGTTTGTCCTTCCGAGTTTGGCTCTGTTTTACTTCCGACTTTGGCACTCATGCTAACTTATTCTTAAAGTGTGTTATTAACTGCTCCATTTTACTATCATAGTATTTAGCAAAGGTAGTAAATCCTTCGTTATCAGCTTCATAAACTCTAAACATTATACCTCTTAGTCTCTGAGATGGCTTCTTAAGTGTATCTTCTAACTCTGATTTCAAGCTTTCCACAGCATCTAACTCCT